TTTTTTTTAGAAGATTAAATGGAAATACAATTATTCAAACCTCACTCCAAACAACGAGAGTGTATAGACAAGATTGAAGGAACTGACGCAAAATATTTCATCATTAATTGTGGAAGACAATTTGGTAAGAGTATGTTGAGTGAGAACCTCATATTAAAGTGGTGTCTTGAGAACCCAAACACTACGGGATTTTGGGTGAGTCCAATTTATTCTCAAGCAAAAAAAGTATATGATGAATTGTGTAAAGCCCTGAATAACACAGGAATAGTCCTTACAACCAATCGTAGTGAGTTATGGATTAAGTTAATTAATGGTTCTACAATACACTTCAAGTCAGGTGAGAAACCCGACAACTTAAGAGGATATACCTTGGATTGGTTAATCATTGATGAAGCCGCCTTCGTTAAAGATGAAATATGGCAAGAGGTCTTACGTCCCGCAACACTTGTTAAAGGAAAGAAAGTAATATTCATTTCAACACCGAAGGGAAAGAATTATTTCTATAATCTATACCAACGAGGTATGAGTAGTGAATATCCTGATTATGTATCCCTCAAATACACCTCATACGACACACCCTTTATTTCCGCAGAAGAAATTGAAGACGCAAAACAAACCTTACCCACCGATATATTCCGTCAAGAAATACTTGCCGAGTTTATTGAAGATGGTGGTGAGGTGTTTAAGAACTTTGACGCAATACAACTTGAAGTAATGTGGAGGAAACCTTCACCCGATGAAAGATATTGGGCAGGTATTGACCTTGGAAGACAAAACGATTTTACCGTAATGACTATCCTAAACAATTACAACCAAGTATGTTATATATACAGGGAGAACAAAAATAATTGGGTGAATATTGTTGATAATATTGTTGAAATACTAACCAAGTATAACGCCCGCGCAATCGTTGAGGTTAATAGTATTGGTGATGTGATATACGAACAGATATACCGAAGATATAAAAAGATTGAACCATTCAATACAACAAACAAATCCAAGGAAGAAATAATCAATAATCTCATCGTCAATATCAACGACCAAATCATCACACTCCCAACCAAGGAATTATTTGAACCATTAGACACAGAACTACGCGTCTTTACTTTTGAGTGGTCTCCCAAAAGTAGAAAGGTTCGTTACTTCTCTCCTTCAGGGTTTCACGACGACTGCGTTATGTCGCTGGCACTCGCCGTAGAAAGTAAGAGGAGTATTGTCCCTAAAAAGTTTGTAGTAACATAATAATATGATTAGAAACATTAGTATAGAAATTGATGGTATTGACTATCAATTACCAAAAGAAATAACAATCACCCAATACGGGGAATTAATGAGGCGTATATCAATGAGTGAAACGGATTTAGAAAAAACCTATGACCTCATACAAGTCCTATTAAATGTCCCTTATCAAACCCTTCGTCAATTAAATCCCGATAAGTTAGAACACATATCAAGTTATTTACAAAACAAAATAAATCAAAACGACACACAATACACACAATCCTTTACCCATAAGGATATTGAATATGGTGGTGTTAATCTAACGCGTATGTCCTTCGGTGAATATATTGACCTCGCCTCTTACATCAAGAACGAAGCATCAATCTTTACCAACATACACAAAATATGTTCCATACTCTATCGTCCCATCATTGAACGAAAGAAAGACAAGATATACATCAAACCCTACAACATAGACGACCACATAGAACAATCCGAAGCCTTCATTGACTTACCCTTAAAGTATTTCATTGGGTCATTCAACAATTTATATACATATATAAAACAAATCAGGAAAGAGTTTGTCGTTCTATTCGGGGAAGAAGAACAAGATGATTATCTACCAAAACTTGAAGAAGAAAATGAAAATGAAACCAACTTACCTTGGTATAAGATGATTATGGCTTTAACCTCCGATGACTTTACCAAAATAGATTTTGTTACAGGTCGTCCCGTAGTTGAATGTTTTAATCATTTAACATATATACGATTAAAGAACGAAGAAATTAACAGGAAGGTTCTTGAAAGACAAAACAAAAATAATGTGATATGATGAAGAATAAAACCTTAAGAGGGTTCATAAAGGACTTAAAGAAGATATATGAAGAACATCAACAAATCAACGACTTCGGTTTTGGTTTCGTTGAAGACATATCCTTCAAGAAACAAAATGAAGGTATGGTTCAATACCCATACCTTTACGCAATACCATCGTCTTCACAAATAGACGAACGAGAAGTTAAATACACAATGACCCTCGTTATGATGGATAGAGTTGTGAATTACACAGATGAAAATCTTCTTGATATTCTATCGGACACCAATCAATATCTACAAGATGTAATAAGTCAATTCAAATATTCATTTACACAAGAGGACGGAGATTATACCGACACTTACGACATTGAACTTCCAATAGTGTTAAGTCCCTTCGCCGACAAATACGATGATTATGTTGCGGGTTATTCTTGTGATATAACAATCGTTTTAGGACAACCATTAAACAGGTGTGACGCACCATTCAACGACTTTAACGATTAATGAGCACAAAAAAGAGAATAGATTTAAAGAAAGTCCTGATGCGTAGCGGTGAAAAATATATGAAGGTCTTCAACGAACAATTACAGAAGGTTCGTCAAAAGGGATTAGGCTTTAAAGGGAAACCCAAGAGTGAATATCCGGCAAGAGGCAATACCATCGCATCAGGACTTATCACTAAATCCTCTTATGAGGTAATTGATTTGGGAGACGGAGATTATGACTTATTATTCTCTTTCCCCGACTACATACAATACTTGGAAAAGGGTGTTAAAGGAAATAGGTTCCAAACAAAAAAAGAAAGTAAAGGAGGTGGTAAAAGTTTATTCATTGAGAGTTTATTGAAGTGGATAAAGGATAAGAAATTAAATGTTCCACCAACTCAAAGATTAGGTAGAGCAATCGCAATAAGAAAAAATATATTCAAGTATGGTATAGCACCAACGAAACTAATTGAGAACACTACAAATATTTATTTGGAGCGTTACGCCGTTAGTATCGGTAATGGGTGGTTAGATGAATTACAAACAATATTCTATACTGAATTAAAAAAAGTAACTAAGAAAAAATAATTATGTCCGTATCAATAACACAACAACCTCCATTACTAACACCGGGTTACAGCGATATTGTAATGGTCGCGTCTTCCACACACATAATAGACAAGTTCAAAACAAAATATGTGTCTGATATTTTCTCAACTCCATTGGATTCAGCAACATCAACTTATGTTGGAAGAGTTAGAACAACACCCAATCCATCAGGAGTAGGTATGTTAGACATAGGAAGGTATCTACAATTACAAAACTCACAAGACCTCGTTGGTGGTTCAATGTATAACATTCCCACCGCAAGTAAATTAATATCAGGAACTACAACTCTTAACGCTTACAATGTAATTGTAGGGGAGGAATATTCGGACACCCTAACAGGAAGTGTTGTTCTCTATAACGGGAATGGAACGGTATCCACCGGTGAGACCCTAACATCAACAACGACCATTACTGGTTATTGCTTCAATGGTGTTAAACAATTCTCGGAAGGACCGGTGTGGAATCAATCACCTTACGTTCAACCAACAGAAAGAACATTATTAACTAATTCACCAAGAACACTTTATAAAGAAACCGATGAGTATATCACCACCGCTTGTTTCTACGGAACTTATAGTGGAACATCATTTGGAATAACAGGTGGAACATACGCAATGGTTTATGATAATCAAAACAATTTAATTAAAACATATAATCCATCATCAGGATTTACAGCAACCTCCTCAAAAATAGTTCCTATATTTTGTGGTGTTAATATCAGTGATATAGTAAGTGGATTTAGTTCAACTTGGAATAAGATTGAATTAAGGATAGGAGCACAAACAGAAACATTAACAATAATCAATAAGGGTTGTCCTTGGTTGAAGTATAACCCAATGGATATTATCTTTCTTAACCGATTAGGTGGATGGGACACATTCAGGTTCTATGGTTCAAAACAAGACCAAATCAAAATGGAAAGAGAAACCTATGACCGCTTACCCGGCACTTGGTCTTCAACATCTTACACATACGACACCTATGAAAGAGGAACAACAAACATACGCGCCGATATTGAAAGGAGTGGTGAAGTAATGAGTGATTATCTTGATAGGGACACTGTAAATTGGTTGGAAGAACTAATTACATCACCACAAATATATAAAATTGAAGACGACACACTTACACCCATCAACATCACTGACACCAACTTTAATCGTCAAGTTAAAGGTAATGTTAAATTAAGACAAGTAAGTTTCAAGTATATCTACTCAAATCAAATTAGAACACAACAACAATAAGATTATATGGAGACAATATTACAAGTAGAGAATATTAATGGTGAAAGCGTATTACTTGATTTGTATGATGATGTATCATTACACTTCAATATGTCCTTCGCAGAAATACAGGATATAACAAGTCGTAATAGTGGTTATTCCCAAACCTTCCGCGTCCCTGGAACACCATTAAACAATCAGTTCTTTAACTATATGTTTGATATTAACGCAGATGGTTTAACATTTGACTTTCAAAAGTCCGTTAATTGTTCTATTAGTTTTTTAGGTAATAGTGTTTTTAGTGGAGTGTTAAGATTAATGAAAGTTATACTTGACGATAGTAAAGTAGATTATGAAGTTAATGTGCAAGACGAAGTGGGTATTTTCATCAACGACATTAGTAATAAACTTTTGGTAGATATTGATTATTCAGATTTAGACCACACATACAACTCAACAAATGTTAAATCAAGTTGGGAAGCAACATATACCGGTGGAACAACCACAGGAGGATTAAAGGAAGGACAAATACTTTATGGATTTTCCCATAATGGTTATATATACAATGACGCAGGACAAGTCGTAAAGACAGGTAATAACTCATCACCCTTATTGGAATTAAATGGTTCAGTTGGTAGTATTAGTAATAATACAACACCAATGAAGACCACAGGTTTCAAACCATCATTACAAATCTATTCATTAGTAAAAAGAATATTTCAACAAAACGGATATAATGTTATTAGTAATTTCTTCAATGAAGAATATTTTCAACGATTATATATGCCATTATTATTCAATAGTGACACCTATTACATTAACTCAACTGAAGGAACAGACGGAACATCACAGGTTACAACGATAGACACAACAGCACCAAACGGATTTTCATTTACAGGCACAACTTGTTTAGATATTCAAGGTTACGTAAATTTTGATGAGTATATTGTTAATAATGGAGCAGCAGTTGGTTCAGGTTATGGTTGGAACTTAATGGGAAGATTTTATCCTTGGACGGGTGGTGATTATACTTTTAGTTGGAGTTTAGATTTAAGGGTTCCATCTTATGAAGACCCAGCAACATCACAAATAATAGGTTCAGTTTATCTTTATAAAAATAGAACAACCAAATACGCAGAAAGAAGTTTTTCTTCAACACCACCATTTGGTAATGTAATAGATTATGATAGTAATATTACAATATCATTAGCACCAGGAGATTATGTTGAATTAGTAGTTCAATGGAAGACGGGCAATATAGGTTGTTGGAGTAGTTCAAAAGCAGTTACACCTGAAATACAAGCAAGGACTTCAGTATGTAATGTAACGAACGCACCTAATTTAGTTATTGGTTCTACCGTAGTAATAGGAGAACAATTTACACCCGAGTATAAGCAACTTGATTTTCTTAAAGGATTAATTACACAATTCAATTTAGTATTTGTAAAACACCCTTATCTATCAGACACTTACATAATGGAACCATATGAAGATTATGTCGGTGAAGGAGACACTTTAATTTGGACGGAGAAGATTGATAAATCAAAATCTATTGAAATATCACCTATAACAAACTTGGTTGGTAAGGCAATAGATTTTGTTTATAAAGATGACGCAGACAGCACAAATACATTTACCAAATCAATTAATAATAACAGAACATTTGGAACATATAATTTTATTCCATCAGGAGTAACCATTAATGATAATCCATTAAAGTTTGAAAGTTTCTTTTCACCAACTCCATTAGATATTTTAACTTATGGAGGAACACCAAATCCTTTTCTTGTTCCACAATTTTACGGAACAAAACAACTTACCGTAAGTGGAACTACCATAACTCAATTATTACCAATGAAAATCAAACCGCGTATATTACATTACTGCGGTATGATGCCGGCAAATCCCCCTTGGTATTACTATGACGATGCGGCAACAACAACATTAACCTATACAACTTATCCATCTCTTTCACACCAAAACACAATTCCATCAACAGCAACAGGACAAGCAATAGACCTTAATTTTGGTAATAGTGCTTCACCTCAAGACCAATACGCATCAACAACAACAGAAAATACAGCTTTTAATTTATATTACGCTGATTATATAAACGACTTATTATCCTCTGACGCAAGATTAGTTTCAGCAAACTTTTTTCTTACAATAGAAGATATTACAAACTTAAAGTATAGTGATTTAATTTTTGTTAAAGACACATACTATAGAATTAATAAGATAAATGATTTTGATTTAACAAAAGGATTTACAACAACGAGAGTTGAACTTGTTAAATTATTGAATGTAGATATACAAGGAGTATTACCTCCTCCAACACCAACTCCAACCCCTACCGTTACACCAACGGCAACCCCAACCAATACACCAACAGCAACCCCTACGGTTACACCGACAGGAACGCCAACATCAACACCAACAAATACACCTACTCCTACACCAACATCAACTCCATTACCTCCATATTTTACCGCAACTTGGGGTAATACTTGTGAAGAAGCAGCCGCTAAATGTAGTGGTGGAGCAATACCTGTATATGACTTTACAAGAACAATAGGAACAGGAACTACTATGTGTGATATGGAGTGGATGAAAAATGATGATTTATTTAATAGTGGATTAATTACAGGTTCAACTTTCTTTACGGTTCAATGTGGAACATCTCCGCAATATTTGAGGGAATGGCATCTATATCTTCCGCCAGGTGGTGGTTCATTTAGTGCTTATCAATATGGAGTATGTAGTTTGTGTCCTACACCAACACCAACTCCTACAGCAACGGGAACACCAACTCCTACGCCTACAGCAACGGGAACACCAACTCCTACGCCTACAGCAACACCTACCGCAACTCCAATACCTATAAATGAAATAGTAATGTATAGTGGAACTTCAGTTTCGGCGGCTTGTAGTAATACAACCGGTTTAACTTATTATTATACAGGTAGTTTTGGAACAGGAACAACATTATACACAGATATTACTTTAATAGATGTAGCACCAGGAACATTAGCAGCACCTCGTTATTATAGATATACTACGGTATATAAAATAAATGATAGTGAAGGAACATTAACAAGTCCTGTTGCTTGTCCTACACCAACTCCAACACCTACGGTTACTAATACCCCAACTCCTACAGGAACACCGACACCAACGAGCACCGTAACTCCTACACCAACTATTGACCCTAATTTCTATTATTTAGCAGAAAGATATGATTGTCAGTTAGACGGTAGTTGTTTATATATTGAAGATTTAGTTATAGCAAATAATGTTGCTTTATCAATAGCACCAACTCAACGATATAGATTAGACCCTACATCAGGTTATATATTAAGGGTAATGTCCGCAACATACGCACAAATTGCTTTAATTACAACTATGAGTGGAAGCGGACAAATAACTTGTAGTAATTTATGTGCTCAACCAACTCCTACACCGACAGCAACATCAACTCCTACACCAACTCCACAACCACCAACTCCAACACCAACAGCAACAGGAACACCAACTCCTACGCCTACTAATACACCACAACCACCAACACCAACTCCTACGAGGACAGCAACACCAACTCCTACGGTTACACCAACACCAACAATAGACCCTTATTTCTACTTTAACGCAGAAAGATATAATTGTTTAGCGGGTGGAGGTTGTGAATATGTTGAAACATTAGTTATTGCTAATGATGTGGATTTAATATTAAATCGTTTTAGAATTGACCCTACAACAAGTTTCTTATTAAAGGTAATTTCTACAACAACATCACAAGTAGCGTTATTAACTAATATGAGTGGAACAGGAAACATTAGTTGTAATTTCTATTGTCCTGCTCCAACACCAACACCTACATCAACTCCTACGGTTACACCGACAAGCACACCAATACCACCGACACCAACTCCTACAGCAACTGCTACGGTTACACCGACACCAACGAGCACACCAATACCACCGACACCTACTCCTACCGTTACACCAACAGGAACGCCAACTCATACACCAACAGCAACGCCAACAAATACACCACAACCACCTACTCCTACTCCAACAGGAACACCAACTCCTACGCCTACGACAGACCCTTATTTTTATTATGAGGCTGATAGATATGAATGTTTATTAGATGGTTCTTGTAGTTATGTTGAAACACTTATTATTGCTAATAATACATCATTAACATTAAACTCAAGATATAGATTAGACCCAACAACAGGTTATATATTCCAAGTAATTATTTCAAGACCATCACAAGTAGCGTTATTAACAACTATGACTGGTTTGGGAGTTACAACTTGTAGAACATTATGTGCTCAACCACCAAGTCCTACACCGACTAATACACCAACAAGCACACCAATACCACCAACACCAACACCTACAGGAACCCCAACACCGACCCCAACTAATACTCCTGAACCACCAACACCAACTCCAAGTCCGACCCCTACAAATACACCGGAACCACCAACTCCGACACCTACTCCTACGCCTACAGGAACACCAACTCCACCTCCACCATCACAATATAGTATTGCTTGGAGTAATAATAATATTACAACAGGAACAAATGTTTTAGATATATGGGTTAATGATGTTAATGTAGTTAATCAAGAAGGATTAGGTAGTGGTTCATTTAGTGTATATGAAACAGATATAGTTACATATAGATTATATTCATCAACACCTGATTTTTGTGAAGCAACTATAAGTGTTAATTATTATGGTTCGGGGACAGTTAGTAATTGTAGTTATTCAAGTGTTACAGCACAAGATTTGGTAGGTATATCATTTAACGCAGCAGGAACAATAGATGGAATAACAAGTAATTATGAGTATGGTTGTCCGTAATAGAATAAAACATATATAATATAAAATAGAATAGTATGGCAGATTTTAAAGAGTTTAAGGTTAAATTGGTGGTGGATACCAGTGATGGAACTAAAAATGTAGAAACTACAATCAACTCCCTTGAAGATTATCAAAAGATATTGGATGACTTAAATAAAAAGAAGACCAAGCCGGGTATTACTGCGAAGGAATTAGAGGATATTGACAAACAAATAAAACAACTTAACAAGGATTTTACTGATAATGGAAATGAATTAAATAAACAAAATACAAAATTAGAAGCAACACAAGCGAACTATAAAAAACTTGTTAAGGAAAGAAAAAATTATACAGCAGGTAGTGAAGAGTTTAAGAAATTAACTCAAGAAATAGATGATATGAAAGATAGTTTAGATGCGGCGGGTAGAACATCTAAATCATTTTCAGAACAATTAGAAGCGGCACCAGGACCAGTTGGTATGATTGCGCGAGGATTTGAAACATTAAAAGGAAATGTAATGACTTTTGGTGGAGCACTAAAAGCATCAGGTATTGGTTTAATACTTTCAATAGTTGGAGGTATTACAGCAGCTTTCGCAGGAAATGAAAAAGCAACCAAAAAACTCCAACCACTTTTAATTGGAATGGAAAAAATATTTAATGGTTTATACAATGTATTTGAACCATTATTAAACGCCTTTATGGATATGGCGAATGTAGCACTACCATACATTATGGATGGTATTGGTGGGTTCTATTCAGGATTAGTGGCGTTATTTACATTATTAAAAGAAGCGGGAACAGGTGTTGGTAAAATATTAAAAGGAATATTCACATTAGATTATGACGCAATAACAAATGGTTACGAACAACTTACGGGTAGTTGGAATAAAGCGGTTACACAATTTAAAACAAGTTTCAAGGCGTATGAAAAAGGAACACAAGAAGTAACTAAAACAGAAAAGAAGAACGCAGAAGATAGAAAAACAATATTAGAAAAAGAATTAGACGATAAGAAAGAAGCAATTGATAAAACAATTCAATTAGAGGTTAATAAACAAAATACCTCCGCAGCAATATTAGAAGAAGAGTTAAAGAAAAAAGATGATATTGAAAATAAAAAATGGGAGTTAGAACATAAAGGAGTAAAGGTTAGTCAAGAAACACTTGATTTACAAGCACAAGTAAGAAAAAAGTTTATTGAGGACGCACTTAAAGAAGACGATGATTATTTCAAGGAACAACAAGATAAAAGAACGGAAGTATATAAAAAGTTATTAGACGATTTACAAAAATATCTTGATGAAGAAAAAAACAAAATAGAAAAAAGTAGGGAACAAAATAATAAAAAGGATATTGAATCACTAAAACAAAAATTAATTGATGGTCTATTAACACAAGAACAATATGATAGATTATTATTAGATAAAAATGTTGAGTTCGCCCAAAAGAAACAAAAAGACGATGAGAACGCAGCGTATAACAGACAAGCAATGTTGTTATTGAATTATGAAGCAGGATTAATTAATCTTGGTGAATATTACGCGGCAGCAACACAAGCAGAAATAGATTATCAAGTTGTAAAAACTGATAATGAAATTGCTGTAACAGACGCAAAACAAGAAAGAGATTTAACTAATAAAGAAAAAGAAAAAGAACAACAAACTACATTTACAGAACAATTAAAGGAATTAGACCAATCTTATACAGACGCAACAATAAGAAATAAAATGGCGGTTGCTGATGCCGTAGGAACACTCGGAGGATTAATAGGTCAGTTCGCAGGAGATAGTAAAGAATTAGCAATCGCAGGATTATTGATTGAAAAAGCGGCGGCACTATCTTCAATTATTATTAACTCAATGGCACAGGCTTCACAAATTAGAAGGAGTTATAATACACAACCATTTTTCTTTCCAGGAACTTTCTTTCCAAACCCATTATGGGGTGTTGAGAAAGGAATTATGGCGAAAGAATTAGCAACAAACAAAATACAGACAGGTATTGGTATTGGTGTATTAGCGGCATCTACAATACAAGGTATAGCGGGAATTAATAGTGCTTTCAAAGCAAAATCAGAAAAGAAACAATTTGGAGGTATATTAGACGGACCTCTACACGCAAACGGAGGTATAACAACTCCTTATGGTGAATTAGAAGGAGGAGAATATGTTGTTAATAGAGCATCAACAATGATGTTTAGACCCGCCTTGGATAGAATTAATTCTCTTGGTGGTGGTCTTGGAGAATTGACTAACTCGGGAAATAATCCTACATTTGATGATAGAACGGCAATTATTAAAACATATGTTGTAGCATCAGAAATGTCTTCCCAACAAGAAATAGATAGAATAATAAAACAGAGAAGTAAATTATAATACTTATATAATATGAAAATAGTTGAATTACTAATAGATGAAAATGAAAGTTTAGCCGGTGGTGATGCCATCGCACTCGTTGAGCATCCTGCTCACGAAAGCGACTTTTACGCTTTTTCCGCGGATAATATTTTATTCAAAGAAGATAATAACACTATTGTTCTCACAGAAGAACAGAGTGATAAGGTATTGATGGAGTTTGAAAAGGTAGGTGAAAGTCATAAAAACTTTTTATCCAAGGGTTATGTTGTTAAAGACATTAAAGCCGTTGGAAATATGAATGTTAATTTACTGAAAGAAACTTTTGGTAGTGTTAGTGTTGGAAGAAGTTATTCTCCCGATAGTAATAAAATGGGAAGGTCACTTTTGGATTATGAAGATGGAATGGGAAAATATAAAGTTCGTTTCCGTTATGTAAATCGTCCAGGTCGTCCCGCAGTTTTACCTACATCAAGAAAGTTTTGTAGGAAGATGATGGACTACGATAGGGTGTATAGTTTTGAGCAGATAGACAACACCATCAAAAACGGATTCCAGGACACTTATCCTGGCACTTGGGGTGATTGCTTCTTTAAGTTTGGAGGACCTAACTGCGGACATATATGGATTATGGTTACGTATCAAGAAGTTTTTAGAGATGATGAAAAAACATTGAAACAAGTTTCCCAAGAAAATAGAGGAAAGAAAGCACAGGAAGCAGGTAGTAATATGAACGAAAAAACATTAAACAATCCTTCACCAAGAACAATCAAGAACGCAGGAGTAGGTCAATTCTCCGAGGAATTAACTTTCACTCCATTAGATAAAGAAACATTCAAGAAAGAACAAAACAAAAAACAATTATTAGCAGGACCGGTTCTTATACCTGATAAATTGATTTTTAGAAGGGAACCTATTACAGGTGGAGAGTATTATGTGTATTTTTCAAAAGAAACCACAGAGAAAATAGCGTATAAGTATATGAAAGACAAATATGTATCTAACGCTAATATAGAACACAATCCAAAAGAACCTCTAAAAAATACGACATTAGTTGAAAGTTGGTTAATTACTGACCCTGAAACTGATAAATCAAAACAATACGGTTATACATTACCGGTTGGAACTTGGTTTGGAATAATGAGAATTGAAGATAAAGCAGAATATGAAAAGTATGTTGAAAGTGGGATTGTAAAAGGATTTTCACTTGAAGGATATTTTAGTTCTAAATTAGTTCAGTTCTACGACACCAAATTAGGTTATGACGAATATATATTAAATGAGATAGTTAAATTATTAAATGATTAAAATGACTGCGACAGACAAATTAGAACAAATTAAACAATGGATTTTTTCTTGGAGTAAAGAAACCTTTACCAAATACGAACTACCTGGTGGTGGTGTAGTGGTTGTTAATGGTGATATGAAAGAAGGAAATAAAGTGTTTAGACAAAACGAAGATGAAACAATGACGCCGCTTGAAGATGGGGAATATATTTTAGCGGGTAGAACGCTAAAAGTAGCGGCAGGAATTATTGGTTCAATCTTAACTGCTGATGAAATACTCGGCGACACAAGTGTTCCCCCAAGAATAAAAGAAGAAATAAAACAACAAAAAATGAACGAAAGTAAATTAAAGTTTATGACCGACGCGTTAGTTGATGGAACGGAAGTAACCATCTCAGGAGACAAGGTTATTGCGGGTGCTGATATTCGTATTATGAAAGATGGTGAAGAATTATTACCCCCATCAGGAGAAATAGAATTAAAATCAGGTAGTGTCCTTGTAGTAGATGAGACAGGTAAAATCACAGAAGTTAAACCAAACGATGTTGAAACACCCGAAGAAGGTGTTAATGAACCTGCTGAAGAGTCAATGGCAGACAAAGTAATTGACGAAACTACCGATGGTAGTAGTAAAAATATCCAAACTGTAATGGCTGAGGTAATGGCAGCAGTTGAAGATTTGAAAAACAAAATGACTGAAATGAGTAATAACTATTCTAAAATGAAAGAAGAGTTTAACACATTCAAGAAAGAACCAAAAGCGGAACCAATAAAAAGAAATTCATTTAATCAAGAAAGTCAATATCAATATGGTAGTGGAAACAATCCAAGAGTTGCTATGATTGAAAAAATGAGAAACTCACAATAATAAAAAAAATAAAAAAATAAAAAATGAGTAATTTAAAAAAATATAACTTTAACTTTGATTTAACAGGGTTACAGGCTTATACAGAACAACGCACTAACACTTTAATCAGTGAAAGTATTTTAACGGGAGATTGGGCTTCACAAGTTCAAGTTATCCCAAATGTAAAAGGAACACAAGAATTAAACGTATTGTCTTCTTCATTGACCGCTCAAGCGGGTGGATGTGGATGGGCACCATATAGTGGTAATTCAACTACCTTCACACAAAAATCTATTACATCTGTAAAAAATCAATTCCAAGAGGAATTATGCACAGATTCATTAGAGGGATTTTGGTATCAAACACTTTTGAAACCAGGTCAATACTACGATAATCCATCTGACATTCCATTTGAAGAATATCTTGTTAATTACAAGGTTCAACAAGTTAAAGAATCAATAGAGTTAGATTTATTCCAAGCAACAACAGGAACTACAGGTTATGCAGGTTTCTTAGCTTTAACTGACGACACAAACTCAAACGTAATTCCCGTAACAGGTTATACAGCAGTAACATCTACAAACGTAGGTAATATTGTTGATAGTTTAATTGCTAATTTACCTGACGCAATCGCAGCAGCGAAAGATGGTATTGTAGCGATGTCTTGGTCTAATTTCCGTAAATACACAATTTGGGTAAGAGATAAAAACTATTTCTATCTTGCTAATCCAGGTGACGGACAATCAGGTATATTACATCCGGGTTCTAACTTTATGGTATTACCCGTTCACGGACTTACTGGAAGTGATAGAATATTTTGTTCTAAAAAATCTAACTTCTTTATCGGAACAGATTTAATGTCTGACTTCGCGTCATTCAAAATGTGGTATAGTATGGATAATCAAATCGTTCGTATGAAGTGTCAGTATCGTATTGGTGCTCAAACAGGCGCAGATGTTATCACATCTACAACTAACTTATCATAAGATAAAAAAAACTTAAGGGGTGAAAGTCCCCTTTAACATAAACAAAAAAATTAAACATATAATATTATGGCTTGTTCAGTATCAACCGCTTACTCTTTAGGATGTAAGGCAGGTGTTGGAGGAATTAGAAGTTTATTTATTTTTAGTAATTTAATTACAGGTGTAACTTATTCAGGTGAAGGAACTAACGCAGAAAAGGTTAGTGATATTGCGGGTTCAGGAACATTGGTAGAGTTCCAACTTTATAGAGGTGGAAGTAATTTTACTGAAACTATGGCTGCTGACCCTGCATCAGGAACAGTAGTTTATACACAAACTATTACAGCGTTATTTAGAGATTTTAACGCACAATTAAGAAACCAATTTTCATTATTAGCAAAATCGGGAACAATTCAAGCAATCGCAAGAACTAACCGAGACGAATATATTTTATTTGGTGTAGATTTTGAGGGTGGAGACGCGACAGCAATTAATCTTGCTTCAGGAACCGCTTATACAGATAGACAAGGTTACGACGTAACTTTAACTTTCTTACAACAAAATCCTTCATCATTTGTAGATGTAACGGATAATGATTTAGAGGCAGCACTTACAGGTATTTCTGTAACCGCAGCTTAATAAAAATAAAAAAACCAAATTAGGGTGGAGCACAAGTTCCGCCCTTTTTTTTAGATATGCTACATATATTACACAATCAAATTAATTCTCTTGATGTTACGGTAAGTAATGAAAGTGATTTAAACAACCCAACTTTTTTATGGGTATTGACTAATTTAGAAACAAGAGATAAGATTTATTTTATACCATATCCTTCAGATGTTCCGCACGCAGGAAGATTTGACACATTCATTTTTTCAACATATCCATTAGACCCAATAGTATTAACAGGTTCAACTTGTAATATTCATATTCAACAAGGACAACACACATATACAATATACGACCAAGTTAGTTCAACAAACTTAAACCCATTACTATCCAATAGTGTTGTAGAAACAGGACTTGCTTGGGTAGAACAAAATGAGTTATGTTTTAGTGTATATAACGATGAAAAAAAAAACGCCGAGGCGGTAGTATATAATATTGATGATGAGTTATGTTATGAAACATATTTAAGTGATAATGAAGACGCACAAGCGGTGGTTTATTATAATCCTGATTTAGTGTGTTTTTCTTTGAAGTGGAACGAAGCGAATGTTGATTGGAATTACGCAAACTTTAATTGGGAAAATTCAAATCCAGTTGTTAATTAATTAAAAAAACATATATAATAATATGAGCACATTATACGGAAATAATATTAGTCAAACCTACCAAGGACTAATTAAATTAACAGATTCAACAACGGGTGTTACA